GTCCGTGCCGCCTAATCAGGTGAAGCCCGGGACGTATGGGCGACTGGTGGGTACGGATAATCGGTTCAACGGTTGCCTCCACAAGTTCTACGGGAATAGGAAGGTACTCGACCTTGATGACACGATAGGGGACATAGATACGTATGATGGTCCTTCTTACTTCAAGAAGGTGACGTTCCAGAAGCGGGAGACTTCAACTGTGTATCACGGGTTTGTGGTGAGGTGGGACAGCACGGACGATAACTTGGACGAGCAGGTGGACTTAATTTACACGGATGATAACGGCAGTACATGGACTCAGCTTGCTATCCATGCTTCCGGCAGTAATGTTGCGAGTACCGATGAGATGGATGCTGCGGTAGACGGTCCGTACCTGATGATTGCGGTGGAGGGCCAAGCTACCCAGACTGTGTACTGGAACGGGTCGGCTCTTGTAGCTGTAGACTCGGGGCCGGGTAACTTTGACACTACCTTGACAGCCTGCACGGAGAATACGAATGCGGTGGACTCGGACTACTACCTGAACGGCAAGGGACGATTTCAAGTGGCGTGGCGGTTCTATGATTCCAAGCGTGGTGTGTACAGCTCGTTGAGTGACCCTGTTACAGTGACGCTGGATTTACGGCAGACTACGAAGGCCACCGGGACAGTGAGCTTTGCAGCTGGTGCGGGTGATGGCGGCCTGATGGTGGCAGGGGATGTATTTACGATTAACACGAGGACTTACGAGTATACGGATTCTGGTTCGGATGTTACTATAGCCCCTGCAGAAGAGGCAACGATAGCTTCGCACGCGATAGCTTTGGCTGATGCTATTAATGGAGATACATCAGCTACAGTGGCGGCTACGGCCCAGTCTACGAGTGTGCTGATTGAGGCGATAGACAGGGGGTCTGGCGGTAATGCGTATGACTTGAGTGTGTCTGAGGTTGCTCCGAATACGGATGACCTCTCTGTGAGTGGTGCTACGCTGTCGGGGGGAGGAGCGGCTACTACTGAGGCCGAGACTAACTGCAAGATTATTTTTGATTTTCCAGACCAGAATGCTGTAGTGTCCGGAGAGACGTATGCAGACTTCAATGCCCTGTTCGATACGATAGATGTATTCAGGACGATAAACTTAGGGAACTCTGTAACAAGTACCGGAGCTATATTCTATCTTGAGCAGACCATAGATAAGTCGGGGAACTGGGACACTTCGGGGACATTCGATAGCCTGACGGTATCGGTCGGGACGGTTAGTGACCAAGCCCTGCCGTTCCTGACTATGTATGACCCGCAGAAGGACATAGTGCAGAGTCCTCCACAGTCCGGTACGATAGGACGCTATGCGGACATGACGTTTATGGCACAGGCGAAGTCAGTGGATGGAGGCTACGACACCCTGCATTCGAGTATGGAGCACGCAAGTCCTGAGTACTTTACGACATTTAACAAGCGGGAAGGAGACCCGGAGGATGGCAGGCCGCTGCGGTTCATTACAGCCGGTGACAGTATGTTCCAGCTCTGTTACAACGCAATAGTTCATATCTTCAAGTCGAAAAAGGGAGCCCCTCTCCAGTATACACGGCTTCATGCTAAGCGAGGGCTGGTCGGAAAGGGTGCTGCTCACTCGTCCGGCAACTCGGTGTTTATGATTTGTGGGATGGGAGCTATTATGCTGAACGCCACGGATGGGAGCATGGGGCAAGTCTCTGCTGTAGACCGCATGATACATGACGAATGGAAGGATGACTTGGGGGATATTAAGTCGGGCTATGATGCCTTGATGAATGCCAGCTTCTTCCTGAATCCAAACCAGTCAGAGATGTTTATATTATGGCACTCCACCCAGACTACCTGTATACTGGAAGGAGCTAATTTTATAGACGTGACATCAGGCCCGGACGTAGATGCTAACAAGAATGACAGGGCGTACTTCATTACAGCTACTGGTTTAATAGTGAGCCCGGACGTACTGGAGGATGGGACAGGTACGATGTGGGACATTAGTTCGAGCTATACAGTGAACGGGACAGCTACCGGATAATGAAGTTATTCCATCAAACATCAAAGAAGAATATTCCCTTTATTATGAGACAAGGGCTAAAACCGAATAAGATGGGAATTGTATACTTGTCACCGATGCAAGATGCGGGATTTGGAGAGATAACTATAGAAGTTGAGACTGGTGATAATAAACTCACTGCGTTTGATGACTGTAAGGAGTGGGAAGTGTTATGCTGGGGTAAGATTGTACCAGAAGATATAAAGGTAATTGATTAATGGCAGACACTACTCTTACAGACAGCTTAGCTACTTTTCACGCTGACATGATTGGCAGCCTCTGCTATATGACGGGCGGGAGTAATGCCGGGGAAGTCCGCGAGATAGCCAGTGTGACTGCTACACAGCTGACGTTTACGACCGGCTTTGATAATACTATTGTGGCAGGTGATACGTACTGTGTGAGTCCGATTCCGTTTAGGGTACGTGGGTGGCCCCTGCAGATGGCGAAAGTGAGTAAGTTCAGGCGGTGGATTATGGAGGCGGTCAGCTTGAAGGCGAGGGGGACGGAAGGGTTTACGAAGTCCGGCGGCTCTGTGCCGATTGCGAATAATAAGTGGCGGATTGGGGCGTACCGGAACAGTGAGGATACTATTGAGGCGAGCACGGCCTATGTGGATGTGTCGGATAATCCTGCCACTTCTGCAGGGGCTTTGAATATAGACGGGGTGGATGTGGAATTATATATCGAGCAGATAAGTGCCGGGACTAAGTTTGAGCTGACTGATGCCGAGGTGCTGGTCTCAGATACGGATTCACGGGAGGTCTCCGACTAATGGGAAGCAATGGCTTGACACTTACGGACACTGCGGCTACTTTTAATCAAGATATGGCGGGGGCTCTATGTTTTATGGCGAGTGGGAAGAATGCAGGGGTGGCCCGGGAGATAGCGGGAGCAGCTGCACAGGGGAGTTATCCCACTTTGCAGGTTGCTGATGGGGCACACGTTGCTACTACTTTATCCGGACTAACGGAGACTTTAGCTATATCTAATGTCACTGAACTTCAGGCTATGAAGGATACACTGGATGGGAATTACTATCTAACTCAGGATATAGATGCAAGTGCTACGAGCGGTTGGAACGGGGGGCTTGGATTTGAGCCGGTAGGGGCTTATGGCGGAGCGTCCGACGATGAGTTCGCCGGGACGTTTGATGGGAACGGGTATAAGATTACAGGATTATATATTAATAGACCGGCTACTTCAAATACCGGACTGTTTGGGTATGTATTTCCGTGGAATGCTGCTGAAGTAAAGATAGCGAATGTGACCTTGGAGGACTGTGATATTTCTGGGGTAGAGGTTGGGGCTTTAGCGGGATTTGTGGCGTCCGGGCAGGGAGTTCAAGACAAGTATGCTATTACTATTCAGAACTGTCATGTGACCGGGACATCTACAGTGGCTGGAGTATCAGCTACGGTGTCTGGATTGGGTGGTCTTATAGGTATTATAACGGGAGATTCCACTGCCGTAGTTACTGTAAATGACTGTACTACTAATGCCACAGTGGACGGGAGCAACGACCATACAGATACTGGACCACAGTATGTAGGTGGGTTTGTGGGGCAGATAGATAGTAGTGGGGCCGGTATTTTAATAGATAATTGCAGGGCTACTGGGGATGTCACTTGTAATGGAGTAGGTAATGACAACGGAGAGTTATGTGGAGGCTTCTTTGGATACTGGGAGGAAGAAGGAACTATTCAGGATTGTGCTACTACCGGCTCGGTTACAGGAGATGATGAGGTTGGAGGATTTGGCGGAGAAGCGGCTGTAGGATGTACTATCGTTAGATGTTCAGCAAGAGGTGATGTAACATCTGTAGAGTCGGGTAGTGCATCGGGAGGTTTTCTATCTACTTTTAATGGAACAGGAGGTAGTACAGCTACGCTAACAGACTGTTATGCTTGGGGGGATGTAACGACTCCCGGAAATGGGTTCGCGGGAGGTTTGATTGCTACGGCTACTGGACTTGATAGTATAACTAATTGTTATGATGTTGGAGCTTTAACCGGACAATACATAGGTGGATTTATACAGTTTACTGGTAGTTCAGGAGTATATATCCCCACTCTTACAGCCTGTTTCTGGGACACTGAAACTACGGGGACTGAGACTGGTATCCAGTTTGATGGAGCTCCGCTGATTACAGCTCCCACTGGCTATAACACTGAGACTATGAAAACTCAGAGTACGTACACGGATGCAAGCTGGGACTTTGACACTGTATGGGAGATGACTGAGGCGTTTGTGTCTGCGGATATTACGACCACGAAGTTGACTTTTACCGAGCCGTTCCCCTATGAGATTGAAACTGGGGACAGGTACTGTGTAAGCGGCGTCCCCTTTAAGGCAAGATGTTGGCCCCTGCAGGAGAAAGGGGTCAGCCGTTTTAACCGGTGGAACATGGTGGGCGGGGCCCTGAAGTGCCGGAAACTGTCGGGATTTGACAGTAACGATAATTCGTATTGGAGGGTCTCTGCTTATAGGGGAGCTAAGAGTGAGCCGGAAGCCGTGGATGTTTATATCCCGGTAGACCAGAACCCGGCTGATTCTGCAGGGGCTTTGAACGTGGATGGTGTAGACCTTGAGCCGTACATCGAACAGATAGCGGCTGGTGTAACTTTTGAATTAACTAATGCTGAGTTTAATGTAACGTGGACAGATTCGAGAAAGGTGGAATAATGAAAACTGGAGACCGAGTAAAACTGAAGTTTGGTGGTGGGCATGTGGGTGTGGTAACAGAGAAGATAGAGGAGTTTCAGGTCTCATATCCTATAGATGGTAAGCCTGCCGCGGGGAGATTTAGGAAGCATGAGCTGGAGCTGACGGAGGAGGAGCCGGAACCTCGTGAGTTTATTGGATTTAAGCGTATGGAAGATGATTGATAATCTCGGAGATTGTGGTATAATAGAGTAGAAGATTGTCTACGGAGAATGTCTAATGGCAGATACAGCAACTACACCCACTATTCAGGCTGCGGCAGGAACTACTCCTACTACTGACTGGGATAAATATCAGCAGCAGTTGGGAGAACGAGTATCTGATGCTGGGAAGGTTTATGGAGGCCCTTATACTGGGGAGTTTAAGAATCCATACAGCGACGTGAAGACTGAGCTTGGGCAGGAGGCTATTAAGAGTTATGGTGCTCAGTACGATGCGTTGCAACAGCAGGCGAAGCAGTCGGCTACCGGACTTGAGATGGTTGGGCAGTCTACGATGGAATCCCAGCAGAGGCTAGAGGCTTTGCAGGCTGACGTTACTAATCAGTTTCAATCTGCTCTTGATGGGTATAACGGAGCGGTAGATAAAGCTGCTGAATATGCCGAGAAAAGTGATGCACGGATAGGGGAGAATTTAGCTACGTTGGATGATATTTTTAAGGAGTGGAATACTTCAGTGCAGTTTGATAAGGCTCATGCGATGCAGACAGCAGTAGTTAGTACAATGGAGGGGTTTAAGATGGAAGAGAGACAAATTCTGGAAAACTACGGGGTGATGAGTCCCGAGTACGAGCAGTTTAGACAGGGAAAGACGAAGGCTCTCGGTGCTCTTCAAAGTAATATTCATGCCAGCTTCGGGCAGTTGAAAGAACAAAGATATGCTACCTATATGAATGTAGTAAACGAGGCTATGTGGAAGCAGAATATGTATACGAGCTTTCAGGAGCAGCAGCATGTGGAGATGCTGAAGTACATGCAGGGAGCTAAGAATGAATACTTTATGCAATATACTGCGTTTACTGTTGGTATCGAGCAGTTGAAGATGGCGGGGATGGAGAACTTGGCTAACTGGGTGGTGGGGTCTCCGAGCTTTACGATGGATAGTACGCCATTGATTACGCTGTTGGCCGAGCTGTCGGAGCGTGAGATAATCGGGACAGAACCGGGCTTCATAGAGGGGACTATGGGCGGTCGTCAGTCTGTGGGGGGGAAGACAGCCGGTGGAACAACTTCGAGGTATCAAGTGGATAAGCCGGTATACGCATAGGAGAAGATATGGCACGAGCACAGCAAGGACAAGTGATTACGGGCGGGGGGATTGACCCCTATGTGGCACAGGCTTCGATGCAGCGGAGTGAGGCACGTAACCGGATGAAGGAGACGATGGTTAAGGAGAAGGGGGCCACTCAGCGTCAGGGTATGCAGGGAGATGCACAGGTAGCTCAGACTAATATACAGGCGGCTGCTGCAAAGTCGATGCAGGATGAGAGGAGAGCTGCTGCCATAGAAGATAGAGATATTGAGATTGAGGTCAGGCAGTGAGAGAAGAAGCTGGAGAATGAGAATGCGATAAGGAGAGATGAATTGATGGAGGAGAGCAGAATAGCTGCAGATGAGCTTAAATGGGACAGGGTTGAAAAGGCCACCGAGAAACTGCGAGACCAGCTGACGTATGAGAACTTAAATCTCCGGACAGGTGCGGCTAACAGACGTAGAACTCTAATGAATGTAGCAGAGATAGAGAATAAATATAATACTGGTAAGGCTGGAGTAGATAGTGCTTTAGCTGGTGAGCTAAAAGAGTTTGAGGAGATGAAGGGTATTGAGGGTGTAGCAACTGAGACAGCTATTTTGTCTCTTAGCAGTGAGAGTACTGTTGCTATTACTGACTACAAGGATATTCCCTCGGAGGAATTAAGAGGACTGGGAGTTCCGGTGGGGATTGGGACGTGGGGATTAGTTGGTAAGGGAGCACATCAGGTTAAAAAGTTTAATGACAAGAAATTGTTTAAGGCAGTTAGTGATACTATGACGTTAAACGGAGTGGATGTTACGGCTGAAGAATTAATAAATAATATAGGAGAGGTGCAGAAGCGAATAGAGTCGGGAGATATTACTGCGAAGCATTTTGTCCCAATGCACGCTACTTTAAGGAGCTCGGAGAAACTATTTAGAAAGAGAGCAAAGGATGCTTTTATAAATAAGGATGAAAAGTCACAGGCACTGGGGCATTACTATATGAAGTTTGCAATGGATATGTCTGATGCACAAGAGAATCTCCATCAACTCAATTATGCCGAGACGGATATGATGAAAGAGGGTGTTGTAATGGCGGGGAAGGTAGCTAAACAGGGGAATTTCTGGTCGGACGAGGAGTTTAATGATGAGTGGTTCGCCGGGAGAAAAGTTGCTTTAGAGAGAAGGAAAGCATCTGATTTAAGGAAAGAGGGAGACCCGGATAGTATGCCTCCGGGCATTGTCTCTCCTGACTCTCCTGATATTACAGATAGTATGCGACAGAGAATGCACCTTATGGATTTAATAAATGGAACATACAATGCAGCTTCAGAGAAAAATCCGGCGGTGTATCCTAGCTTAGGGACACCAACTATTCTTCCAGAGCCTGTCCAAGGGGCTCGGACTAGATTTGATACTAATACTCAGGGGTGGATTAGAAACTAGGAGATAAGATTATGGCAGCAGGAATAGCAGCATTGGGAGCTTTGGCAGCTAAAGGGGGTATGGCGGCGAAGGGGATATGGGCTGGCATGAACCTGAATAAGTTAATGATGCTCCTCTTCGGGGGGCAGATGGCTATGGATGCTATGGGGGGTGTAGGTAAGTATGCTTTAGGAGGTAAACAGGTCGGTCTTGGGGGCAAACAGATGGAGATGCAGGTAGGTTTAGGCAGGAGAGAAGAGGCTCGTACCGATGAACTTATCAGGAGACTGGAGAGAGAGAATCAGAAGCAATACTTGAGGGGTGAGCGGAGTAAAGCACAGGAAAGAGTGAGTTCTAGTGCCGATAGAGATACTCAGATGGCTATGTCTATGATAATGGCACTGTCTGGATTACAACAAGAGGAGACTCAAATAGCTAATAGAAGGGGACCCTCTTCAGCTTCCATGCTAGGATTGATGAGATAGGAGATAGATTATGGCTACATATATGCCGGGAGCAAAAGAAAGGGCAGCTACGAAGGGCTTTGATGTTGTTAAAAAAAGAGCTGCTAAACATGTAGCTACTAAAACTGCAGCTGCAGAAGCCGTGAAAGCTGGCTCGTGGGGAGGTCTTCTAAAGGCTGGTAATATTAAAGGAATGCTCAAGAAGCCGGGGGGTATTCTTGGAGCACTCTTCTTGGCTCAGTTTATTATGGGGCGTATTATGAATAGAGCAGGGGAGGCAGGAGAACGAAGACTAGAGGGACAAGCTATAGACCAGCAGGCTGGGATGAGTGAGGAGGATGCGTACTATCAGGCAGCACTGCCGGGTCTGACCCAAGAGAGACAGATGGCTCAGGACGCATTGATGCAGTCTATAATGGGAGGGCGTGGGCAGCCAGTACAGGTCCCGGGTGAAGTAAGAATATAGGAGGGAATAATGGCGAGTGACTTATATTCGGGCACGAACGTCATTCTTCAGAACGAGGAGAATGCTTTGTGGGACTTGGAGAAATCTGAGTTCCCGGTTACTTTATATGACAGACCCGGTCTGGCTCTATCAAATCTATTGCTGCGTGGCGATGTCGATGCGGCTACCCGTGCTATCTTTAGTCCTCAAACCCTGACTCCTGCAGAAATGCAGACTATGTCTAAACAGTTGGTGGGAGACGGTAAGAATCCCCTCCTCAAGACTATAGCCGATGTCGTGACTAACCCTCTCGTGCTACTGGGTGTAGTAATGGCCATCAAGTATCCTATCGGCAAGTCTAATGCTATTTTTGAGGTGGGTAAAGGTCTGATGTCAGGTAAACCCGGGCCACTTATGTCTCAGGTTCAGTCGGCATTTAATAATCTCCGGGATGTTCCACAGGCTTTCAGGACTCTGTTCGGTATGGCTAAGGCGTCAGGGAATATGAATCAGAAGTATAGTGCGGCCTACAGTGAGCTGGTTGAGAAATATGTTAAGAAGGTGGGCAAGAGTCTTACTACTGATGATATGCTGAGGGTGTCTGCGGACAATCAGGGATTTGGGATAGCACTGAAGAAGGCAGATGAGGTTACTCGTGGCTACCGTAAGTACGTTACGCAGGTTACGAAGGTTCAC